ACCCTTACATGCCAAGACCAATGTTGGTCGTGGTCCTACCAAAGGCAATGCTGGCCGACAGCAAAAGTCTGCTGCCGCCCGCAAAGGTGCTGTAGGCGCCACTTCAGGTTATTAAGAGAACCCCCCCCACTAGAACACACACAGGGTGTGTTCTAGTTTCTGATTTGTTTTGATAAAGGAAAAGACATGAACAAACGACCCGTCACCACTGACAACAACGTATGGGATGATGCCACTGACACAGTGACAGAACCCGCAAAACCCTCCAAGCCAAAAAAACCTGAACCAGTAGTGGAGTCACGAGAGTTTGATCTAGAAGGCCTAATGACAGACTTTCCCACTGCCAAAGACCTGGAACGCTTTGTGTATGATGAAACAGGCATTGTGCTGAACCTAAAAGGTCGTGCCAACAAACTCAAATACCAAATTGCCATGGACACCTTGAATGGTCAGCCAGTGGAAGCTCGCTATGTGGGCAAGGACAATCCCTATCTTGAGAAAACTGACATGGTGCCAGAAGAGCCCATGAAAGAACTGCCACCCAGGGATCCAGGACTGCCACCAAGATCTGAATTGCAAAATGAATTCTTCACTGCGTTTGTGCCACACTCGGATCAGGAGTATCATGCACAGGGTCGCAAGATGCACTGCACATTTAAGAAATACAAGAATGGCATGATCACCTATGAAGTGATAGGACCCATTGAACCAAGACCCCATGGTGAAAAGATTGACAAGTGGGGCAAGGTTCGTCCTGAAATCATTCGCTGGGTAGATCCGCGCACTGGTGAACAGATTGTGCAACGTAGTGATGGATCCTTTACACCAATTGGTCGACGACTCAAGGCCATGATGCAGACCATGCGCTACAATGATTCCAATCAGTGGGTGCGTTACATTGATCGTGACTTCATTACCCTGGACCACAAGGCCGCAATCAATCCCTGGGAACTAGATGAATAATCCCACCATTAGAGATGGCATGATTCACAACGCTGTGGAAACACGGCGAGTGGATGAAACCAAAATATTACAAAAGGTCATGGCTGTGAACAGGGTAGCGTTTACTTCAAAGTTTCCAGGACAGCTGGAGCATCACATGAGACTGGTGAGTGAACGCCTACAGGCCTGCTTGCACAAGGATGCAGACACTGTGTTGAACAATCCTGCCACATGGCCAGCCTCAGCAGAAGAGATCTTAAATCTATCTCTAGCACTCAAAAATCTAAATGAAGTGCGTAGAGATTGGCCTCAACCTGAAGCTGACTAATGCTTGATCCCATTGTGCTAATGCGTAGAAGCCTGCGCTGGGTAATGGATCAACATGACTTACCTGGCCAAGCCTGGCGCACACTGTCTGCTGATGCACAACAACGTCTACAGGATTTGACCATTGCTGTGGCTGATGACATGCGTTACAATGCCCTAAAGTATTTTAGACCGTTTGATCACCAGCGTGAGTTCTTTCGCACCACCACTGATCGTCGTGGCATCCTAGCTGCCAACAGGATTGGTAAAACAGTATCAACCTGTTATGAAACAGCCTATCACTTGACTGGTCAGTATCCCACCTGGTGGGAGGGTCATCGCTTTGACAAGCCCATTACTGTGATGGTGGCAGGTGAAGGATGGTCACAAGTTGCTCTGGTGCTACAACAAGAACTGCTGGGCACACCAGATGTCAAACTGCGTGAACAGATTGGCACAGGAGCCATACCAAGAGATGCCATTGTGGTTGATACCATGCGAGGTGATGGTGCCAACTGCATTGGCGTTGAGATTCGGCATGTGAGTGGTGGCAAGAGTTATCTGCTGTTTGCCAACTACACACAAGAGGTGCGACAACTACAAGGTTTCAAACTTTCGCTGGCGGTATTTGATGAGCAGCCACCAGATGACTTCTTTAGTGAGATAGTGACTCGAACAGCCACCACACAAGGCATGGTCATGTGTTCATTCACACCGCTGAAAGGATTGAATGGATTGGTCAGCAAGTTCTGGAACCGGGAAGAGGGCTACGACTATGTGCGTGTGGCCTGGGATGATGTGCCAGAATATGATCCCTGGGGCGAACCATTCCTGTTGCAAAGCACAAGAGATCAACTGGAGCGTGATTACCTGCCACATGAACGTGAAGCACGTATGCAGGGCAAGCCCATTCAAGGTAAAGGTGCTGTGTTCCAAATACGACAGTGGCCTACCTACAAGCCATCTGAGATCGACTTTAGAAGCCTGCCCAATATACATCGCATCATTGCACTTGACCTGGGTCTTGTGAATGACAAAACAGTTATCAGTTTGATGTATTGGGATCCATACGAACGCACAGCCTATCTACACAAACAGATTGTGGTGCAGGGCATAGAAGAAGCCATCCCCACACAGTATATCAATCACTTGCTACGTCCTGAAGTGTTTGGCACACCCATTGTGCTACCTCCAGATGCTTCAACACCTGGCCGCTACACCATGAGTGCCACCTCCATCCGCGAACTGTTCGAATCATATGAACTCAATGTGTATGAACGGGCCATTATGAATCCCGCAGACTCTGAAGGTCGCGTGACCAATCACAAGAGCTATGGCATCAACCAAATGCGACAGATGTTGGAAGTGGGCAGCCTAATGGTCAACGAGAACTGTGTGGACTTCTTGCGTGAAGCACAGAACTACTATGTGGACACACAAGGTAGATTCTCTGACCCAGATGACTGTATTGATTCAGCAAGATATGCTATACTGGGATGCTTGAACGGACTTGCTGAACCCTGGGATGGAAGATCACCTGCACAAAGAATGGCAGCCCAGCGTGACCGCTATGTCAAGCGAGATGAATCCGCCAAGCCAGCGTGGAAACGCTCATACTCACCAGACGCATAATGCAATCACTATACAACATGATATTTGGCCAGGCCAATACTAACAATACAACATCACCCGCTGGTCAACAGGCGGCAAACACAGCATTCACGCAAGCATATGCACAATATCAAGGCCAAGGCCTAATGAATGCATCACAAGCAGGTGTCAACGCTGGCCTGGCTCAACAGATGTCAGCACAGCAATACAACTCATTGTTGGGCTTGCCTCAAGGCGGTTATGCTCAACAGCACAATCCCAAGCCAGACTGGGTGTTTGCTGGCACACCTTGTCGCGACGCCGAAGACTTTGCTGACCGTATGTGGCCAGAAGCCTGTGCTGAGAAAACAATGTTTGTGCTGAAATGGGCAGGAAGAACAGCCACACCATGAACACACCCGACCCAGATACTTCGGCCAATGCAAGACTCTACATAGGCCCGCGCTTGATGCTGTTGTGTCATCGTCATGCTCTTGCTCTTGTGGACCTTGCTGATGGCAACGGTGTCCGACTCCGAATTGAACCATTAGAGATTGAAGACTTTGGAGAACAATGTCGTGCCTGCATGGCAGCGGATCCTGAACCCTCCAGGATAATAACACAGTAAACCCTGGCTTTTCGCAATACCACTAAATAATGTATCCTGAGGACCTCGCCTGATGCTAGACATTAAAAATATACCCATTGACAAGATCAATCAAAATCGCAAAATCAACGCCAGTCTTGTGCGCATGAAGAATCAAATGGATGTGAAGATGGCTTCATATCTACGTTACCTAGGCACCAAGAACGCTGTGAACCGTGCCAGCGATTACCACTACCTGGTGCTGGCCGTCACGGACTCTACAGCACCAGTTAACGGCATAGATTATATTCATCCAAGTGTAAAGCCTGCTGTGGATTATGCCACTGCTGTGATTACCAAGGGACTTGTGCCCAACGGAGAAATCAACTTTGAGTTTGTGCCTGATTCAGAAGAAGATGAAGTAGCTGCCAGACAAGCCACTGAGATGGTTTCAAAAGTTGTTAACCAAATGAATGAACCGCACTTTATCATGGAACGCTGGGTGATGGATGCGGCCATGCACAAAAATGGCATGATGATGATCAAGCCCATTCGTGAACCCATTGTGCGTTATGTAGAAACTGCAGGCACCCTGGACCAATTGACAGCATTTGAACAACAGGCCGCAGACTCAGGATTAACTGCGCTACGTCAGAGCAAGCGTAGAACCTCAGTAGAAATGGATCGTGTGATTGCTGAACTGCAACAGAACCTGGGAGAAGAACGTGCTGCCATTGCTGCCGCAGGTATGGACTCCCTAGTGGCTGGCCTAATGGGCGAAACAGAAGATGAGTTTGATGCTGACGTCATGAGCCAGGCAGCTGAACAATCAGTTCTGTCAGACGCCATTGCTAGAAACACCATCTACACTGCCAAATACAAACTAACAGGCTACAACATCAACGTGAAGTTTGTGCCTATTGCACAGCACTACTGGATCTGTGATCCCACTGTGCCTGAAATGAAAGATCAACCCTTCTGTGGTTACTATGATCCTATGACCATACAAGAAGCAACTGAACTTTATCCAGGCATTGACCTGCCAGAATTTGAAGTGCATGCCGAATACAACATGAATGGCGCTTACCAGGCAGGCTCAGTGCTCAACAACTTGGCCATCCACGCAAGAGACTCAGTGCCTGTGATGGGTATTCCTGTCTCGTCAGCAGCATCAGCAGATCCAGATAGCCGTCAAGTGTCAATTGTGACTGTATGGAACAAATATGACATTGATGGAGACGGAGAACTAGAGCTTGTGGAACTGATCTATTCAGGATCATACATCATTAGTGCCAGAGAAGTAGAGTTTATCCCTGTGGCCAACATGTGTCCCAAGCCCTTGCCCGGAAACTTCTACGGAATGAGCATTGCAGAGTCAGTTATTCCCATGCAGGAATACGCAACATCGGCCGCAAGAGCCGAGATCCAGTTGGGCCTCTTGACCGCAACGCCAAGATTGGGTGTCAAACCCGACAGACTGGACTTTGAAATGC